AACTAGAGTAGATCCCTTAAGCTTACCTCCCTTAGTAAGATGCATTACAAATACAAGAGCGCACTCAGCATCCTTAGCCTTCTTACATAGAGTAGATACAGCGTACTTCTCAAGCTCTCGGCTATTCATCTTCTTCTTAGTAGTTAAAGCCTGAAATGAATCAATAACAATAATATCTAGATCGTTCATCGCGTTAGCGAGAACATCGATATCAGTCTCGTTAGCAATACTTACATTCCTAACGTTAAGTCGCTTACAAGTAAAAGCTAACTGAAAAGTATTCTCCTCGCCAGAAGCATAACCGGTAGCATACCCGTTATTGGAAAGATTCTCTAGTAACTGAAGCAGTAGAGTAGTCTTACCGCAACCCGCCTGAGCAGTTACAGTCGCGGCAGATCCGGGGAGAATACCATTCCCGAAGATCGTATCGAACTCCTTAACTCCAGTTGACATTCTCTTGAAATAAACATCCGGGATAGTAATATCGGATACCTTCGTAAATTTTGTTGAATTGATTCCTAAGTTCATATTTATCGTGCTTACAATCTAATTATATCGGAGTTCCTTAAGCTGCAAGCAGCTCTAGGCCTCTTTGGGACATCTGATTCCCACCCATAACTAGATTGCGAATAAGCTTTGTGGAACTCTGCTTTCCGGTATGAGTTTCAAACTCAGTAAGAGCATTAAGAGCGTCCCATTTAGTCTCTCCAACATTCCCTCTCCCGCTTTCGAACAATTCTACAAGCTTTTCGCGCTTGACCATACGCTTTGTAGATTCATCTTCTTCAACTGGAATAAGAGTTTGCGTTAATTTAATCATCTGGTCTCGAGTAAATTTCTGACCTTTCAGATTGACCATTGTTTGGCTGAATTGACGAGCAGAATTGATCGAATTGACAATACTACCCACAGTTTGCTCAACACGTTGATCAAAAGTACTCGCATGCCTACTAGTCATTGCTGATGATCCTTTATTAACTAGATGAAGAGCATTATCACACGTAATTCTCTCAGTAGATGGGATCGTCTTGTTTGATCCCATTCCGGAATTATCCATAAGTGTATAGAAGTATGGTATAATCTCATCACCTTCTACGCTAATGTTATCAGCCAGTTTAGATTGAATAAGAGCCTTACGACCTCCATTAGATGTAGTATAGCCAACATGCTCAATGTCTCCAACTTGTGATGAAGCCTTATCTAGCACATCAATCATTTCATCCATCTGGATAGGGCGATAGTTTTTACCAACTATACCAAGATGGTGATGATTATCTACTCGACGTAGAGAAAATGTATCCGGTACTGGTACATCTCCTTGATAAAATACTTGAGCTTTTTCAACTTCAAACGTGTCGATATCTTCTAGTGAGTCAATTTTTGTAATAAATCCCATAATCTTTTTCTTTCTTCTTTTTAATTATATCTGAGTTCCTTATCCTTGAGCTCGAGCTAGCAACATCAGACAAATCTGATACCACTTAGTTTCATCAACTTGATCAAAATCTTTCTCGATCTTTTCAACAATATCTCTATTTGTCATACCTAATTATATCAGAGTTCCTTTTAACATCCACCCAAAAAAGCGCGGGCAATCGTAAGACTACCCGCGCTTGCATGAAAGAAAGTTATTAGATTATTAGAGGGACTTGATACCGGTCTTGTTAATAACACGTGTCAGATCACGGGTATTAACGCTCTCCCATTGATCAGTCTTACGGTTGAGAACTAGACTCTCGCCGCCAACTGCATGGAATTCACCTCGCTCATCACGATACAATGTAACATTAAATACTTTAGCATTCTTTGTAGCATTGCGGTTATTAAGCCAAGCGGCATTCTTACGGTTATTTTTTGTACTCATAATAGTTAGTTTTTTATTTGTTTGTTGTGAGAAGGTCTCCTTCCTTCTTCTCTTTTATTATATCGGAGTTCCTTACTCTAAAGTTTTTTCGCCATTGCGTCTACATCCTTGATACTATATCGGTTAGATAGACCCATTAGAGTAGGAGCCCATAACCCGACAAATACTCCATGCCATAAATTGACATTAGTATACAGATAGATTGAAGCTAGTACTGATACTAGTGATGCTGCGAAAAAGATCTGGGATTTTAGTTTATTAGTTATCATTTGGTTTATTATATTGTATTGTTGTAAATGTTCTACTATTATTATATTAGGGTTCCTTATCTACCTCCAATAGCCCCTCATAAATTTGGTCATCTCTAAATAATTCATTGCTCTCTTACCTCCATATTGTATAGTTTCTGTAGGAACTCTGCCCCAATCCTCGCATAATGTATCCCACATTATAGGATCAGTCTCTTCTGCTGGAGCTTGTTGTCGAGTAATATCAGCATATTCTTTAACAACTGTATTATATTCCTCAAGCAGATCCTCTTCCCCAGCTCGTATTTGCTCCGCTAACTCCGAGATTTGTAAAACTATCTCACCCCGCTTCCTAAATGCAGGCTTGCTGACCCTACTATACTTGTTCATATTATAAACTAGTTTCTGATTTCACCTTAATAAAGATTCCATCAGGGGAATCAGATGCCTTCACAAAACAGTCTTTTTCTACAGATGGATTTTCTTGATATGCTGTATAAAGAGCAACATAATCAGTCCATTGAGACCAAGTAAAGCGCTCACCCTTAACGTAGTAGTAATCATCACTTTCTATTACTAAAGCAGGCCCGTTAAGGTTGTGCTTTTTACCGTTCTTTGTATAGAGCTTGTAATTTTCTCCACTTTGAACGCGATATACATCCCTATTCTTTGATTGAAGTCTTGTCATATCTAATTATATTAGAGTTCCTTTTATATAACCTACTCTAAGACTCTGGGTTAATAATATTTCCTTCCCATAAGGCTAGTTCCCATACTCGTCGACGCTCTAAGCCTTTACGTACACGCCCTCCGGCGCGCCTATACTGCGGTAACAACTTTGCTACACTCTCATAATTACCCTCATTCAATCTACTCGAACCGCTTACCAGCTTCTTTAAGTTAGTTGGACCGCAATTAAAAGTAAATGATGTTAATGCTGCTAGCTGATGATCATTCAAATGTACCTTAACAATATCACTAACTTGTTGTTTTGCTTTATGTAACTCTCTTCTCAACTCTTTACATGCTCGTTCTTTAGAGATACTACCTATAGCTACTACGCTATTATCAGTACACCCGTACCCGATAGTACGAACGCCTCCTGCGCAGGTATAAGCCTTAGGATGATATCCTTCGAAATGCTTAACACCTGACAATAGCTCATAATTCCAATCAATTGAAGGTGGATCTTGATTTACTTCTGATGGAGTAATCATGGGTAGTAAGAGTGGCTTTACTAAAATAGGTTGTGGTGTTGGAGGTACTACAACTTCTATTTTGTTATGTCTGTCTATAAGAGGCACTTTAACATCGATAAAATATTGCGGAGTTGTTAGTACAGATGACATATCTTTGCCAATATAGCCGACGCTTACACCTGCTAACAATATTCCTAATCCTGAAAGTTTTTTCATATCCAATTATGTCTGAGTTATTTATTATCCCAACTGGGAGTCTAGCATGTACTTCATGTACAACTAGTTATGATCAATACAGCTGTAACAATTACGAATGTGAGTAATATACTTAGTTTCATACTATTTAATTAAACAGTTACAAAGGTCATATCAACCTCTTCAACAGCATTTACATCTAGTAGCATCTTTCTAGCTGTCTCTCGCCTTCCTTCTAGATAGAATTCAATTCTATAATCATCAAGGTTATTAAACCTACAAGCATAATGATGAGTGAGGATAGTTTTAGCTGCTGTGAATGCTTCTTTTGTCTTGAATACAATGTCGTACTTCATATTTATATTATATTAGAGTTCCTCAAAAATTCCTAAGATCTCAGCCGCGAGGAATGATACAGCTAGAGCTATGATTGATTCGTTAGTTCCTAATGGAGTTAATGCTGCGATACAACCTCCAATTCGTAAGATAGATTTAATTAACGAGATGCGGAAGTGCTTATTGCTTTTTGATTCTGCTGGTTCAGGCATAGGTCTATTTAGTTAGGTATAAGTAAGTAACGGTTAGGAGGAGAGTAATAATGCAAACAGCAACTACGTTCTCAAAAAATGGTCGATCTTTATCTTTCATAACTTATTATATTGGAGTTCCTTTTATTATCCTATCTTGTTTAGATTATATTTTTTAAACTGCTCACTCATAATTATCATCGCATCATAGGCTTTAATCATTTGCGTCGTAAGTTTCTCCATCTTACGAGCATCTATCTCCTCCTTTGAATACCAATAATCTTTCCATGTTTTCATAGCGTGAGTATCAGGCCAATATCCAAACAGATTCTTCTGCACGCAATGGCGAAGCTCATGCAATATAGAGCCGAATATGTAACGTCTCTTAATATTTGAGACGTCTAAGTTAATCAGAAATCTACAACCATCTACATGAGTACATAGTGAAGTGCCGGCTATTTTACTCTTATGAACCTTCGCTACAATATTGATATCTCGTTTATGATTAGATTCTAGTAATGTAGTAAGCAGTTGACTAAACAGATTGAAGTCAATTTTAGTATGCTTTTTAATGCCTGGCGATGGTTCTAATAATATCATTAACCTAATTATATCGAAGTTCCTTATATGTTTGATTAAATAACCGTATGTTTGAAGAAGTAATCTTGAATAATAGTAAAGAACAGGTCGCTAAGCTGTATGGTCCTGCTGAGAGGGCGCATAGGAAACCTGAAACTGGTGTTGAGATTAAGAAGAAGTCTGCTTATTATGTTATTAGAGACTGTGCTAATTTAACTCGTCAGTACTTAGCTATTCATGTGTGGGGCCTTTATGATGATCCTATTCTAACGCTTAAAGGTAAGTTTACTAGTAATCAAGTTAAAGATTTTTTAACTCGTTCTGAAAAGGAAACTGGTCCTAAGTTACTTAAACAATTAATTGTAGCTGGTATAAAGGATAAGTATGAGGTTGTACAAACAACAAAAGGTTCATCGTCATTTAGTTATGAAGCTGATGCTGATGACATTTATTCTTATTATGAAGAGTATGAAGAGGGTTTTGAAGATATAAAGGAAGAGGGAGAAAAGATACTTACTGAAGAGGAACTTATTCTCAAATATTTATTTTAAATATGCTCAATATAATCCGTAGGGATTGATTCTTCAAACAATTTTACGAGAATTTGTTCGCCTGCACTGTTATATTCATACCAACTCTCGCAAATAAATCCCTCTTCAACAGTTTTAGTATATATAACTCTATCTAGTTTATCTAATTTAACTTTGTCGTGCATACGTTATGAATCTCCTTTCTAATAATAACGAGATGATCATCATAAAAATTAGCATCATTAATGGAGTCTTTATTAGCTTCCCAATATGTTAGAGCGGCACCTTCATCACTGAAATCAGGAGTGTTAGGTATCTTCTCATATTTAAAACCTCTATCTTTTGCTATTACGTGTACCTGAATGAACCCTTTCACTGTGTTAAAAAAGGAGTAGTTTTCAGACATACTCAGGTCATTGTTCATTATTTGGATTTCTTTTGCGTAGGTTTAGTTTTACCTTTTGCTCCTTTAGGAAGCTTGCCCTTACCTTTCGGTTTTTTGGCATTTTTACGACGCTCAGCCATGGCAGCTTTACGTTCTTTCTCGTCAATCTTACCGTCTTTGTTCTTATCGAACCGCTTCATAAAAGCGTCACGGGCCGCCTTACGCTCAACTTCGCATAGCTTTCCATCTTTGTTCTTATCGAACTTGGCCATCGCAGGAGGAAGCTTGCGCTTACCATCAACCTTCGTAGGTTTTCCTTTAGGTCCTTTTTTCTCATCATGATGGTCACTTGCGTTAGCAGTGAGTGTCAGGGCAGCAATTACGATTGCCGTCATTTTTTTGTTCATTGTCATAATATTTATCTTATCAATTATCGGATAGCTTTGAAATAAAGCCAGCTTTTTACACCTAAAGATACTTTGAGTACCACTCCTCTTCTTTATCTTTACCCCAATCTTGAATGTTGTTCTTCACTTCTTGTTTAAGGAGCTCTTCCTCTACTTGACGTTGCAGCCATGTACGGTGATGCAAACAATTTACATACCTTAGCTCACGCTTCTTACCCTTAATTAAATTTGTAATTAGCTTAAACATTAGTCTTGAATTTGTTGGTCAAGAGAATTAAGAAACGACTCTACATCTTCAATTTCTTGAGCAGTTACTTTTGTTTCAAACTTATCAATAGTTTCTTTGACCTCACCTTTAAGTGTAGCAAAGTTCTTCTCTACTGCTTCTAGTCGCATATCGATAACTGCAGTCATTCCTTCCTCAACCGATACGTGATTGTCAATGCAATAATCGATTACTTCTTGTGGGATATCATTTTTATCTTTCATACCTTAATTATATCAGAGTTCCTTTGACTCGAGAACATTTACCGAATCTACGCGGAATGATCGCCATCCCTCAACGTCGATATCATATGCTCTTACAACCTCCTCGTTAATGTAGCTCGCTCTATCCTCTGTAGGATGCTCACTCTCTGGAATATGATCTAAATTAGTGGTACAATTCATTTTCCGAGTTTCACCATTCTTTTTAGTGAATTCAACGTGAATAACTTGTCCACTTAGTAGCATTTCTTTAATATGTTTATACATCTGTTTTTGTTTTCTTAATTAATCCAAGTGATTCAAGCTGTTTAAGCGTATCCTCACTTACTGTTACATCTTTTTTTACTTCCTTTTTAAGATCTTCATGTTGCTGAAGATCCTTTAAAAAATAATCTCTACCTAGTTGACTGCTCATGTTAGTTTTCTTCAATAATAATTGCTCGAGGAGCATTTTTAATTTCTTTTTCCATCTTTGCAGCGTTATGCTCAATAAGCATGCTGGTACCATATCCAAATATACCTAATAAAATTAGACATGTCATTACTTTAGAGCAAGCCCAAAATAGTCTAGGTATAAGAATAATAGCTGACCATACCATATATGGCGCTGCAATGAGTAATATCATCGCAATTACAACTCCTACAATTATTGTTTCCATACCTAATTATATCAGAGTTCCTTTAGGTAAGGTTTGTATTCTTCTTCAAATTTCGATTTAGTAACATAAAACGGATGACCAGCATTACCACCAGCCTCACCATACTTAAAAGGAGCTTCAATTGTTACTACAATTCTAATCTTACCACTCTCTTTAGTATACATAATAGTATCTCCTTCAATAATGTCTACTTCACCCCAGATATCTCCCGTAGCTACAGCTTTTGTACTAAAAATATTATTATAGTTTGAAGTATACATTCTATAATTTGAAGTTCTATCTTTATCTCCTTTACCTCCTGCCCATTTTGTGCTCATATATTTATTTTATTAAAGTTCCTTACATATACCAATCAGCGCTATTCTCATCTATTTCATCATGATCTTCAACTGCATTTAGCTGTGTCCAACGAGCATTACCATAAACAAGCATATCCCTTTCAAGCTTTGTTAAGTACGGAGCGTAGTCCCAAACATCACCCGACTGCCATTGAGTATACAACCATTGTTTGAGATGATCACTTACTAATAATTTTAACGTTTTCTTTTTATTCTTAGAGATATAATAATAAACAGCTGTGTCTGACAACTCTAAAATCTCCTCCGGTTGACCTTCAATTTTTAAAATGAAAGTATCTCCCACCTGATGCAATTCCCAGGAATCTTTAAAACGATAAGAGCAGTCACCTACTCTCTCTTTTGTCGTTTTGTTAAAGCTCTTTATTACCATGCCAAGTATTGTGATTGAGGAGAATTAAAAATCTCTGCTTTATCTTTATCAGCCATCATATGATGATCGCGAATAATCTCTTCCTCAATCATTACTTCTTCTTTAAAGTCAATCATTTCTTGAGGAGTTAGTCCGTGACGCTCAGCATACTCGATATCGGAATCAGTCAAAAAAGTTAGACGTTCACGTTTAGGTGCGCTAGCGACGGCATCTCCCGGCTTAAGATAACCGAGCATAATAAGATCTTCTCTCGTTGGGTTCATACTATTATTATATCGGAGTTCCTTAACTACTTTAGATCATGCCAGTTAGTAATAATCTCAGCAGGAGAGTTAGCCTCTAAGTTATTAGCCAGAGACTGAATCAAAGGTCTCATCTCATCGAGCTCTTCTACAAGGCGTTGAGCATAACGAGCATCGGTCTGAGTAAAGTCTGTAACATCATTCATCATCAGAGCCTCTTGCAAGTCTTGCATAAAGAAGTAGGCATCCTTAACGTAATGACCGCTAATCATTCTACGACCCTGCTTATCTTTTCTTGCTGCCATACCTAATTATATTATAGTTCCTAAGCGCAGACGTTCTTGCTAAAGTTCTTAACAGCGCTACGAGCACCCTTAGGACAAAATCTATCCTTATTCTCTCTCCAAGTCTCTGCAGACATAATCTCAATCTCTGCTCCAACCTTACCAGTATAAACCATACGACCTTTCGGAGGTTCTACAGGATTCTCGTTAGCGCATCTAATACAATTACTAAAGCCAGCTTCTACACGAGCTGGTCTAACAAGACAGCCGCAAGCACAATATACAATCTTCATTACACCTTAATTATATCGGGGTTCCTATTTGGAACTAACCACTACATAATCGTGAAAGTTCTTATAGCTATCTGCATACTCAACACAATCTTTAAAGCTTCCAGCATGATCGATATAAGATGAGTCAACTACAAAAAACTCTCCAGATGGTAGAGGAAAAGCTTCCGCCCCTTTTGCGAGATGAGTAGATGACAATCTCCATCCAGCGGAATCTTTCTTAATAATAGTATTAAATTTAAGAGTATCAGCTGGGTGCGAGTCATCTCCAAACATACTTAGCATCTTTTTAAGCTGCCATTTAGTTAAAGAGACGCACGCTTCAGCATTTTCTGGACATACCTCTTTAACTGTTTCCTTTACTTGCACTTCAATCTTAGGCTCTTTATAACCATGCCATGCCGCAAGTCCAAAGCAAGTTGTTAGTCCTGTTATGACCACCAGTTGTATCGTCTTTTTCATACTATTATTATATCGGAGTTCCTTATTCAACAAACTCCAATTTAATCTTTTCTAATTCATCCATCGAGACACCTAGTTGCTTATCCAAACTTCTGATTTTCGCCATTTGCTCTTCTCCAGTCCCTCTCAATCTCTTACCATCTCGATCCCATGTGCGCATTTTTTTGTAACGAGTTCCATTATCCCATTCCATTGTCATTTGCATTTGGCCGTTATCCCAGAAAGAGAGAAACGGTCCATGCATAACTCCATCTTTAAAACTAGCTTTAGAGTATAGTTTATCTGTACCTGTATAATATCTTACTGCATAACCATCAACTAAATTACCATCTGTATCAGTAAATGTAATTGGATTCGCAAATAGATTAGCTGTAAGAGATTCTCCATCATACTCTCTACCTTTAAAGACAGGTTCTCTGTTAAGTATAAGCGGTACGGCAATAGCAATTGCTACTAAAGTAATAATAGTTAATGTTAGTTTCATAGATATAGTTTACATACTAACTATTAAAATGCAATTAATTATTTGCATTACCAATGAACCAATCAGAGATTTCAAAGTGAAACTCTTTTTCGGTTATGTCTGGTTTGACTCTGATAAAGCCGTGAGCTCTCTCAGCTTCAGAACCAAAATATATTTCAATAGTATTATTACTTCTATCTAGTTTAAATAAAAAGTTATTAATATTTGCTTCCATTATTATTTTATTTGTGTTAAAACGTTGTCGTGTAGTTCTTTGTAAGTATTCTTAAATAAGTAACTGTAAAGAGGGTCAGGTATTGTACTTTCTTGATTAGCAACATTTATACCTGGTTTACCGTCTATAATAAATTGTATAGAATAATCAAAAATTTGCAACACATTACTATTATATTTATAATATATGCTTACTAAAGTACCATCTTCCGGCAATCCAAAATCTGTAAAATGCTTACGGTGAATACAAATAAGGTTCTCCAGATCCTCGCTATTTATCATTAACCTACTTGCTTGATAACTACTCTGTCATACCCCTGATCCTCTAAACGTTTAGCAGCTGACTCAGCTTCTGCTTCCGTATTAATCTCTTCTTTTAAAAAATGTACAGGGTTTTTGGTACCCTCTTTATATTCGATAATAAACTTACCGAACCTAAAAGGCTTCCTAGGAAATGTCTTTTTACCCATAACTTTATTTTATATTGTCACCTATTTAATGCAACTATTATTATGCATAAAATTTAATTACATCATCCAAATTAAATTCCCGTTGGTTTGCTACAGCCGATAGGTTATGCTTAGTTGATACCGAGTATCTAAAATCGTGACCAGCTCTGTCTTGTACATACTCAATATACTCCTGCACATCAGCATTAGATCCTTTTGCTGCCTTAACAATTTTCTCAATTAACTCCATGTTTGTCAACTCACACGAACCAGGAATATTATACACGTCGCCTTGAGTACCATTAAATAGTACTTCAATAATAGCCTTAGCATGATCTACAACGTGAATCCACTCTCGTACATTTTTACCATCACCATAAACAGGAATCTTCTTACCTTGCTTCAAGCTAGTTATAACTGTTGGTATGAGTTTTTCAGTATGTTGTCGTGGGCCGTAGTTGTTACAGCACCTGGTAATTGATACATTTGTCTTAAATGTTGTACCATACGACAATGCAATAAGATCAGAACTAGCTTTCGAACTAGAATAAGGCGACCTAGGTGACATGCTAGTCTCTTCTGTAAATGAATCGTCATCAGGACCTAGATGGCCGTATACCTCATCAGTTGAAACATGCACCATACGTGCACCATCTTGTTTAGCTAATTCAAGTACATTAGTAGTACCGATAACATTACTTCTAATAAATGCTAATGGGTCTTCAATTGATCGATCTACATGCGATTCAGCAGCTAAATGTAAAATGTAATCGATTTGAGGTAATCTATCTTGCCATGTATGGCTAGTTAAATCCCTTACAATTAACTCTACTTTAGGATCCTTTGAAAGGTTTGCAATATTAGAACCTTCGCCAAGAAAGTCTACTACGTAAATCTTTTTAACATCATCACGCTCTAATAGTAAATCAACAACATGGGAGCCTATAAATCCTGCAGCTCCAGTTACAAGGTAATTTTTCATTTCTCTAATTGTGTAAAGTCTCCATTGAGTATATCTTCTGATGCATCCTCATCATTGAGTAAGGCTAATACCCTATCACGTAGCTTCTCATTCTGAATCATAGTCATCGCTGCTATACGATTCTTAAACTTCGTTGTACTCCACTCATGTGATCTTGTAGTGTATATAACTTCATGATATAAGTCATCACCGGTAAACGACTTACCGAGATAATCTTCTCCAAGTATACGAACATCAAGATCAAAAGTATTCATAAGCTCATAGAGCTCTTCTTCAGTCTGATACATGTATACCTCATCAATATGCTTAATAGACATGAGCATCTTGTAACGATCATAGTAAGGTACTACAGGTTTGTACTTTGTATAACGAGTAGATGATGGATCACCATGCAAGAAGACAATAAATTTATCACAATGCCTCTTAGCCTCTTCAAAGGTAGCTGTATATCCTGGATGAATAATATCAAAGTTACCAGCAGTAAAAGCAACTACATCTTTATGTCCTTGCGCTTTAAGCTTCTTATAGACACTACTCTTATGAGAGTCAGCTAACGGATTATATTGCATATACTACAATTATATTAATATCTGATAGTATGAAAATCAACTATAATCAGCAGGATTATATGTTCTTTCATCAGCAGGACCATAAGCATTATGATCGAAATCTCCAGATATAACGCCACGATCTTTCAATATCTTATGCTCTAGAGCAGCCGCTTCATCATCGAAAAGCTCCTTCCCGCTAGCATTTCTTTTATTTATTAAAAGCTCTGTCTGACGATATACTTCAGCCTCAGCTTCCCTAATTTTCTTTTGCGCATCAGCGCGATTATCTGCCCGTACATTATATTGTCCGCTAGTTAAGCTATATCCTTCATCTGTTAAGGATGGTCCAGTAGTAGAAGTTGAACCAGTGTTACCTGATGTTGTTGATATGACGTTTTCGTCGACTACATTATTTACTACAGCGTCGCGTTGTTCTCCAGCTGGAAGATCTTCAGCGCTAACTTGACCGTCTGCCTGTTCTGTATCAGTTTCTGTAGGAACGTCGACGCCTGATTCTTTGGCAAGTTTATCAATGGTTTCTTGAACATTATTACTAATTCCTTTAGCGGCTGCCTTAGCCCCTTTGGCTGCCTTAGCTCCGATACTCGCTGAGCCTCCTAAGTTATCTAACCCCTGATCAAAAGCGCTCTCAAATGATCCAGGAGAAGTTAAGGCTTGACCTGTCTCAGCATAAACATTTACAGTATCTAAACCATGATCACCAAAAAACCTATTGCAGATGAATTCAGTTGTATATTCACCGTTGTCAATGATATGTGTAACGCTAGTTACAAACCAGACTTGTTTTAGCCTATCTTTAATATCTTGTGGCGTTTCTTTTGCAATAGCTTCACCACTATCGACAATAATAAACTTCCCAGGCAGCCTATATACTTTACCCTTAGTGGTAAAATGTAGTTGTTCATTGACTAACACATAGCTTGAAATTATCCTATTGAAAGCACGATTTTGCATTGCCATCTCCCGATCCGGGAAATCACCTTTTTTAAATATTTTCTTTTCTGGTATTGTTTTTAGAGGTAGAAGAGGTAAATTTAAACCAGATTCTCCAATATCAAGATTTTTTTCTGCAAAAATCTTCATCGCATCACCATAGCGTACAAACTTTATATCGGTGGTACCTGCATTATAATCCTTCTTAGTTGATCCAACAAGACCGACATCAGTCCACCTCTCCTCTCTTAATGTTTGCACGTCTGGAGGTACAATATCATGAGTTTCAATTGTATTTTGCCAAGAAGTATTTTTATCAACTATCCCTTGTGCTTGCGCTAAAGGACCTATATTGAATTTCTCTAGATAAACATCACTAAAATCTGTTCCAAACGAGAAATTTCTTGCGTCTCCCTGTTCTACTGCCTTAATAAACTCACGATGACGATCTGTGAAAATAGATGCAAACCTCATACGACGACCGTCAGTAGCATTAACAAAACGAAATGTGGGTAACAGATAGCTATCTGAACTGCTACCATATTTGACTGTAGTTTTTTTCAGTTGTTGTTTAAAAGCATCATACACTGTTGCATCTTTTTCATCTTCGTCTACTTCTTGACTTTCAAGATATGGAATTTTTATAGATGGTTCCTCACTGAAATTATTTGTATAAACTGTTAAATCATCTGCACGATCAGAATCACTTTTTGCTTCTTCTACCAGAGGAGAAGCCTGACTGCTTCCAACATCACTTCCTTGAGATGGTAACGTTATACGTTCAACAATACTTTCTTCTTTTAAGGTAAAGTTATAAAAAATATCAACCAGCTCTATAATATCAATCGGCGTACCATTATAATTTGGATTATTAATATAGATACTATCCCATTTTGTATATTTCATTTCAGCTATAACTGCCTCTTCGAACTCAAGTATTACAATATTGTCCTCAATATTACTAGATGCGGCTTCAGTGCTCTTAACTAAACATAACCCTCTTAAGTCTGTTTGCATCTTATCTCGCTCAGGCGACTCATCTAGATCTTTAGACGAAATAATAAATTTAACATAAACATCGTCAGGTATACCAGATGTAATCTGTAATTTATCGAGAATTTTACTTTTATTATTAACTGTTAAAGAACCGCTATAACCATGTAGAGTTAATGAATCTCTGAGTGTAAAATTTACTATTGCACTTAACTCTAAATCTACTATTTCCAATATCTCTGGGACAATTTCCCCATCTTTCTCAACTCTAACCTTTTTGATTAGAGCAATATCAATGTCTAGAGCATTGTCTTTAAGAATATTGATACTCATACGTACTTATTTAATCAAGCAGTAATAGCAGCAAGAGCCTTTTTAAGTGCATCTGCTTCATTAGAGAGAGTATAACCATACTCCTGCTTGACCTTTGTAGTATCGAGGACGCAGTTAGATCTACCTGCAGCAAGATCAAGCTCTTCAATATCAACCCAAGACCAGTTAAGGTTCTCAAGCTCAAAACCTCTCATAATGTCTACAACATCAGTAGTAGCAAGAGGCTCAGGATTAGTAAAGTGAACAACATCATGACCGATACGCTCACTCTCAACGATAGTCTCAATAAAGTCTACAAGCTCAGGAATATATGTCTTGGAGTTAACTGCTTGGATAAGATTATCATACTTATGAATCTTAGTAAGGTAAGATCTATCATGAAGAATATCACAGAAGGGCATACGAATACGAATAGTGATACCATTATCACTTAAGGACTCAAAGGCATGCTTACTTGTAGAGTAAAAAGATGACTCGGAGTTAAACACTCCGAAGTTAGGCTCATCAACCTCACTCCAAGCTTTATCGTAGCCAGTAAAGATACAACCAGATGTGATATGAATAGGCTGCACATGAAGGTCTCTACATACAGTATTAAACATCAAAGGTACTTGAACGTTATACTTCCAACAAGCCTCCTTTTCTGTCTCTGCTTGGTCTACATTAGGTCGACCAGTAAAGCCCTGCGCATTAATAAGATAATCAAAGCGATGCTCCTTCATATAGTCACGAAGGTAGTATTCGTCGGTATAATCTAACTCTGCTTTAGAAAAAGCCTCGACTTCAATAGCAGGATTCTTGGCCATATTAGCCAATATATAACCTCCAACATATCCTTTACCTAGTATCAGTACTTTTTTTTTCATTATTCAAAAATTATGTCTAACCGCTCTCGTATTTGATCAACTTTATCTGCTATATCGCATTCTAATTCTTCAACGATTTCATTTACTAATTCATCAAGCTCAATATCTTCTACCTCTTCTAAAGCATCACGAACAGTGTATAGTGCTTCTAGCGATTGATCAATATGCTTTTCAAGTTTGTAAATAACTTTTGACTTCTTCATTTATAAAAGCTATTTAGTTTAAGAATATTAATTAACCATTATAAAAGAAGTGTTTTAGTAATTCTTTTACTTCTGCTTTCATATAGTTACCGTGATATGCTATGAACCTATCCTTATTCAAATAATAGATAACAAGCTTTCGACATTTCTTACCTGTCATCTGCTCATATAAATAAGCATACAATGATAGCTGCATAGTGTACGTTGAATGCTCACATACAGATAAATGGTCTAGAGGTTCAAGCATCCACTCTCCAAAATCTGATCCAAATCTATAACGCTTATTAGTCTTGAAATCTCCAACAGTAAATGTACCATCCTTATGTTCATAGATTAGATCAGCAAGACCTGATACTTTAAAATCTTCACTCCATACCAACTGCTCACACAACACCTTATCAAACTTATCAATATTCCAATCACGAGTCTTATCGTAACTCTTATAGAGCCAACCCCAATCATCCGCTTGATCACCGTAAGTAATATAATCTTCTAGCAGCTTATGAATTTCTGTACCTCTATCACAAGCTCTATTCTTTTCCTTCTCCCACATTTCAAGAATCATCTCCTTCGTGACCCCCTCGCGTTTCGCTACTCTAGTTGCTGCACCTTCAGAATCAAATGGCTTCTTATATTTACCTAGTAAAGTAGTAACAGATGTAAACCTTTCACCTGTAACGTTATGCGTATAGGTATGGGTTTCTTCTTTAAATGTGATAGGAGCCTTCATTACTACAAATATATTATAATGAAGTTCGTATTAATCAACTACCTTTGACATAAATAATGATATGGCCGGTATCAAAATTAGTAATCTCCCAGCAGCAACTACACCATTAGCTGGAACAGAACAGTTTGCATTAGTTCAAAGCTCCAGTACAAAAGTAGCAACAATAACTAATATTGGTGATGTGTTAAGTGATTCGTTTGTTACTAAAACTTTATATGCATCTACTTCAGGAGTTTATACTACAGTGCAATCTTCTAGTGCTACATGGGATAGTGTTTACTCTACTTTCCAATCTAACTCTGCTGAATTCGCACATGAAAACCAGGACAATTGCTTTCAAGGCACTAACTGTTTTACCAACCTTCAAGCCGGGTTTTCAAATACTGCATGCGGATCTTATGCTGGTGTTATAGGAGGTTATTATAACGACGCATGCGGTGGTGGCTCAGCTGTAGCTGGGGGTAATAATAATGATACCTGTGCTAACTTTTCATTCATAGGTGGGGGTGATGATAATTCAATTTGTACTACAGGGGTTGAGAGTGGTATACTCGGTGGTAATAATAATTATATTACTCATTGCCAATCTGCTATAGCAGGTGGTACGAGTATTACGTCTGTTAGTGGAGCAATGCTCCACGCTCAAAGTTTATACCTCAAAACCTTACCTACATCTGACCCAGGAGTGAGTGGTGTTGTATGGAATGATGGCGGTACTTTGAAAATATCTAGTTAATAGGTATTGATTTTTGCTCGACTCAATATAAATTATTGTGTAATGAGCGAACAAAGTCCAGAATTTGCAGTCTTTAACATCGAAGGAGGGATCGGTAAACATATTTGTTCCACCGCGGTGGTAAAGGCATATAAGAATAACCATCCAACTACTAAAATTATTGTAGTGTGTGCTTGGCCCGAGATCTTTCTCGGCAACAAGGATATTGAGAGAGTATATCGATTAGGTAATGTACCATACTTCTATGAAGATTATGTCTATGGTAAGGATACGGTGGTATTTTCTCAAGAGCCATATAAGCAAACATCCCATATTAAGAAACAGAAGCATCTTATAATTAGCTGGTGTGAGATGATAGGTATTAATTACAAAGGAGAAGTGCCTAATTTACCAATGAATATGCGTGAGACAGGATATATAGATCCGGAATTAGCGCAGATTCCTAAACAGAAACCAATATTACTCTTCCAACCATTTGGAGGTCCAGGTAAAGAACATCAAGCTGATCCATATTCATGGTCGCGTGATATTCATCCACAGGTTGCTCAAGAATTAGTTAACCAACTAAAAGAACATTATCAAATTATTCACATTTGCTATGACTTCCACCATAAGTTGAACGATGTAATTAGATACGAAAAGGTTGTGCCTAAGAAGAATCTGTTTAATATGATTCGTTTTGCTGATCGCTGCTTGTTTGTTGATTCTTCTTTCCAACATGCTGCTGCTGCTATGGGTAAACCATCAACAGTGGTTTGGGTAGCTACACAGCCAGAAGTGTTTGGTTATGATATTCATACCAATATTAAAGCACCAGTTGAATTTCCTAAGGGTACTATTGACTCATACTTATATGATTATAACTTTACAGGCGCTATACATGAGTGTCCGTATGATGATGTATCGCAGATGTTTGATGTGAATGGGATTGTCGGATCGCTCTTACAACAACCCAAACAACCAGAACAACCAGAACAACAAGCACCAGTCCAAGAACAATCAGTAACTAGTGAGACTCCACCAAGTGCTGCTAAACGTGATACAAATAAGAAAAATCGTAAGAAGAAATAATTAGTAGCCTATGGATAAAAAGCCAGGAGTTAACTCCTGGCTTTTTTTTATTAATAATAAGAACCGTAGATGTCATTATCATTTACATCCATATCGTAAACGTTTTCTTTCGAATCTTCATCAACGTCCCAATTGTAAGTCTTAGCATCTGATACACTATCCTCACTAATATTAGTACTGAGAGTGCCAAACTTTGAATCATCATATACTTGCTCGTTTTTAGCTTCTTGAGGTGCATTAGGCTCGAATGAGTACTCAAATCTCTTAGCCCTTATACGATATACATAATGGCCTAGTATAGGATTGATAGTGGCTATATCTTCATCCCTACGCTCTGTAATCTCATATATATTAGCAGAACGACCTCCTGGTCTATCACAACCTAAACCAGTCACTTCAACCAGATCACCTGATTTAGGCTCAACGTCCTCTAAAGTAGTGTACGAATCACTACCACTCATCACACTACGGAATGTCTCAATGTGTAAAAAGCCAGTGAATTCATCACCAGGATCAAAGCCAAATTGTGTAAGCGCTAATGCGTCTTGAGAAAGCTCTACATACATCTGCATACCAGATGCAGCTTCGAATACTGCTGTGGGCTCCTCACCATATAGCATATTAGCAGCAGATAAACTAAACGGTTTAATATAATAGTTAATATTAATACCATGATTGTTAATCAAATCACGATAGGCTAAATCATATACTAGTTGTTCGGCCTGTAAATTATCTGCATTCACTAACTCACCGCAAGGTAAGCTAGCGGCCATCATCACCTCTTCTGGTGAGCAGTTTAATCTGTTAGTATTACAAGCCATTTATTTTATTTTTTTTGCGAAGAATAGCTTGTGGGTGACCTTCTTCATTCTCAAACATTTCGATCTCTACACCAGAGTTACCGATACCCTTTACTGTACCTGGCTCAAACTCCATACCATACATCTGTAAAGAATTCGTAAGAGGTTGTCCTAATAGATTGATTGAACCAGCACCACCGTTTATAAGGTTTCTAACATGAGGACATTTATGACCATATTCTTTTCTTGTTAGATTCTCATGTTTACGACCAGAGCGCATAATACTTTTACCACCCTTACGTGCAGATGTAGCATTAGCATTCATCATTTGATTACCCTGATAGTACTCCTTGAATGTCTGCATGTATATATTTATGCTAGTTGTATCAATATACAAAAAAAGACTCGTGCTTAAGCACGAGTCTCTTAAATTATATGCTAGAGTTAATTATGCCTTAACAGCTTTGTTCATTGGCTCTACCTTAGGCTGGCCGAAACCATCGCCCTGATTACCAACTTTGTTATTTTTTCCATCATTATAACTTCCGGAATGAGACTTAGGCTCGCCTCCCTTGTCAGAAGGTCCAGCAGCTGGCTTGTGATGTACTTTGTTCATTGGCTGAACTTTAGGTTGTCCGAAGCCTTCTCCAGTGTTACCGACTTTATTACTCTTTCCATCATTGTAATGAGTATTGAAAGCAGTAGGCTCACCTTCGTTATCTTCTTCCGCTTCCATACCCATCTCATAGTCTTCAGGCTCTGCATCATCAGCTTCCGTATCATCAGCAGCTTCATCAGCATCGTCGTCAACTTCTTCTCCGCATGCAGCTTTAAGAATATCACAAAGGTGTTGTGCAAGTTCTTTATCAAGTGTAATTGTTACTTCCTCTTCTGCATCGTCACCTTCGTCAGCAAGATCCTCATCAGGAGTTGCATCTTCAATACCGAGAGCATCAAGGTCGTCAACTTCTTCCATTCCGAAGTCTTCGTTAATGACTTTGGCATAGAGTTCATCAAAAATAGATTTATTGGCCATATATTTATTTAGTCCCTCCCGCGCAATTTCAAGTACTTCTGCTGAACTTTCTTCTTCATCTTCTTCTGTTGAACTCTCTGGATCATCTTTCTTTTCTCCAGCCTCTTGCTCTTTCGGTTGCTCCGTCTCAAGAGTGGGACAGTTATCATCTCCATAAGAAAGTCCTTTTACATTGTATGGATTTTTGTCTCCTACCTTTTTAATATCAACTTCTGATTCTTCAAACCCACCTTCTTTCGTTGGGCCTCCTGGTTGAATATCTGCATTACCTGTATTGGCGTTTGTATCGCCAACTGTTTGCGCTTCTAAATTCTCAGCAACAACAGCAGCCTCATTACCAAGGTTACCATAAACCTCGCCGAGATCCGTAAGGTCGTTCTTTTTAGCCATGCTAATATTTATGTCAAACGTTACTTAAAACAAGTAATAGTTGTAAAATAAAAGTTTGAGATTAAATATGTCTAGTCTATGGCTAAAAAAGATACAGGTATGTACTATATGGGTAATGATAATTTACCTAATAGGAATTGGCAAGGAGAATATACACCAGATAAAGTTAAAGCTCTTAAGAAAGCTCAAAACAATATCTTATATTTTGCTGAGAATTTTTTCCATATTGTTAATTTGGATTCAGGTAAAGAAAAAATTAAACTATATCCGGCTCAAAAGAAGGCTCTAAGGGCGATGAGAGATAATCGCTTCTATATTTTATTAGCATCACGTCAGATTGGTAAGTCTACTTTGATGACAATTTATCTTTTATGGCAAGCTATCTTCCTAAAAGATCAGCGCATTCTGCTCGTCGCGAACAAAGAAGCCACTGCTATTGAAATCTTTTCACGAGTTAGAATGGCCTATGAAGAGCTGCCCAATTGGCTTAAGTCACCAGTTAAAGAATATGCGAAGACGTCTATGACTCTAGAAAATGGTTCTCGTATTGGTATTACGACTACTACAGGTACAGCTGCTCGAGGTCAGTCTGTAAATTGTTTAGTAATTGATGAGATGGCCTTCATTGAACCTCATCTGGTTGATGAGTTTTGGAAATCTGTCTTTCCAATTATCTCTTCATCTAAGAAATCTAAAGCATTTGTATGTTCAACTGCTAATGGTACTCAGAATCTTTTCTATAGATTATATAATGGTGCTGAGACAGGAGAGAATGGGTGGGCATATGGAAAAATATTGTGGAATGAAGTGCCAGGTCGTGATGAGAAATGGGCTGACAGTACAAAGTTAACGATTGGTTCAGCCGAAGCGTGGCGTCAAGAGTTCTGTTGCGAATGGATTAACTCTGGTGAAGCTTCTATCGATGACGCTTTATACGAAATGATGGAGCGTCAAATATGTGACCCAGCAGTTACATTAGATGATGGATGCTATAAAGTATGGGAGGAAGCTCAAGAGGGTAGAATATATGCTGCTGGTGTTGAT